CTCAACGGAGCTTTCGTTAGCTCCAAAGCGATGGATCTGATATGGCTTAACATGGAAAGCTTGCCCCGGTGTTAGCTTAGTGATATTTCCGTTTTCGTCATAAATGTATAGGGTTCCAGATAGAACATATACGGTTTCTTCTTTAATTTCGTGATATTGCAGTGATAGTCGGTGTCCTGCATTGATATGCAGGAGCTTACCTACATAATCGGATGTCTCTGCCCAGATGATTTCAAATCCCCAAGGTTTCTCGACTCGTCTCATTTGTACCTCATTTGAATATAAACAATGGCAAAAGCCAAAATCGTTGATACGATATTTTTAATCGTAAAAAATGATTCTCCCATAAAATACCAAAAAAGCGCAGGCATTACAAGAAAAGATAGGGAGAAAATGTAAAACCTAGGTGCCCATCCATTTTGAAAATAATCAAAGGCATATTTGATACCAAAAATAAAACACAAGGTGGCTGGTATTGCGGTTATCACAGCGATTAATATTGGCCTGTTTGCAGCCCAACTCCAAACAAATTGTGAATAAGAACTAAACCAAGTAATGCATTGCCCAACAATAAACAAAAGTGTTGCAATTGCTAGCTTATCGTACATTGTGAATAACTATTTCCTTTGCATTATCAGCACTAGTTGTTCTACCATGCTTATCAATATAAATCGCTTCACAATCAGATAAGGGAAGAAGATCTGAAGGTTTTGTAAGTATAATGTGGGGCTTGGCTCTAAGCTTACCATAAATACTTTGGAAATTTATTTTTTGTTCCTCGACGCCAACATTCAAACCTTCAGACAGAAAATTGATTTTGACCTTTGGTAACCTAAGAAACAAGATGTCGCTTACATTATCTTGATCAAAAAGCTCTGCAACGCTTTCTGCCTTAACGGTCTCTATATTTTCCGGTTTTCTGAAACGCCTTAATCTTGAAAACAAAACAGGATTTAAAAGTTCTAAATCAATGTTGCCTCTTGAGATCCACCCCTGCTCGGTGCAGTTGTTGAGGACATAGAATATAGCTGCGCGGGCCTGTGGGCTCCTATAAGACGACCAATTTTCTTGAATGATTCCTATTTCCTTTTCATATTTTAAAGGGAACAGGGACGAAGCAAACTCCGATATAGCTATGGGATCTTCAAAGATGGAGCGCCAACAATCTATGATTATGTGCTTAGTTGTTTTGCAGTTGAAGAATCTGTCTCTATTTGAAAGGAAGAACTCAATCTCACCAGAAAAGAAGTTACAAGAAGTAACAACACTTCCCTTTGGAATAAGCTCTTCCAAACAAGCAAGAGACTTGGTGTTACCCAGCGGACTTCTTATCGGGCTTCGCATCAAACTTTTCCTTAAATTGAGCTACTCTATCTTCTAACTGTTCGATTTCAAATTCTTCAGCCTCGCTTGGCGAATCAGGAACTCTTGGCTGCTCAGGCTGAGTCATGAATTGAATATAACCTTCGACAATGTTTTGAACATCGCCAAGCGCAATATCTATCTTTGCGAGTTTGCGACGTATATAAACTATCTCTTCAAGAGCTTCATTCCCTATTTTTAATTTTGGGGGATTTTTCTCATAAGCAAGAAAAGTTATTTCTTTGTTTGCTTTCTCATATAAACGATTAACTTCGCCTTCTAAATCGCGAAGCTCAACAGAATACTGAATGTTAACTCTCTGGTCCATGTCCATTGTTTATCCCTTCAGCACATAGTTGCGTTGATTTAGTGCTGTTTCAACTGTATTGGGGTCGCCTATGACAACGATTTCAGTGCCAGTTGTGCCCTTGTCAATCGTAATCTTTGAGAAGCGATGTTGCTTGTCAAGCCCTTCCGTAAGTATTCCTTGTTCGTTTAGGCTCTTCATTTGATGCTCTTCTCTCACCATAACAACGTGTTCTGGATTAACGAACACTTCTCGTAGCGAGTAACGGCGACCTGCTGTTACTGCACCTGTTCCACAAACTTCTGTTAACTTAACTAGCATTTTCTTTCTCCTTTGTGATTGGATAAATGTCTTTCATTCTGGTTGTCCAAATGGCATTTTTATAATAAACAAAGCCCCATTTTGGATTTTTGCTATCTACTTCCCAAAACAATGCTTTTACAGGTTTCTTGATCTTGATAAATCGATCGAGTATTGAACTATTTTTTACATTTAATTCTTGGAGCAAGTAAGCATCTTGTGGTATGTGTACCAGTTCTCCTTTCATTATCATTTGACTTGTATGATCCCATAGTTAGTGGTGATTAGGGTGCCAGCACAAGAAGCAGCGTTCTTTAATGCAGACTTTGTTACCCTCACTGGATCTAAGATACCACGCTCATAAAGGTTTGTCAAGGTGCCGTTGCGGAAATCATAGCCCATATCAGCGGGCTGATCAATAACGTGAGCAAGCAAAATATCTTCACTTTTTCCACCATTTCTACACATTTGCCGGAATGGAGCTTGGCACGCTTGCTTAACTATAGCCATGCCGATAGCCTGTTCATCATGATCGATCTTTATAGCAACAGAATCGCTAGCACGCAACAAGGCAGTGCCGCCGCCGCCAATGACACCCTCCTCTTGTGCAGAGCGAACTGCCTCAAGTGCATCTTCAATACGGTGCTTGCGCTCAGTCATTTCCACTTGGGTTGCACCACCAACATGAATAACAGCAACACCCGAAGAGAGGCGCACAATTCTACCTTGAATACGCTCACACTCTGCAAAGTTCTCTGTGCTTGCAATCTCGCTCTTTAGGCTCTCAATACGAGTTTCTACGGCTTCATAGTCACAGTTGCCGCCAACAAGAATAGAGCCTACCTTGGTGCTCTCAATTGACTTGGCCGCGCCCAACTGATCAAGCGTAGTGGTCTGTAGCTTCTGTCCTGACTCTCGGGTAATGAATGCTGCACCAGTCGAGATTGCAAGGTCAGATAGCAAGTTACGTCGCTCTTCGCCATAAAATGGAGCTTTGATTCCTGCAATCTTTAGAGAACCACGCATAGCGTTCATAATCATTGCAGCTAGAGCTTGGCCCTCGATATCTTCTGCCACTATGACAAGTGGGCGAGATTCTCTAGCCACCAACTCAAGAATGGGTAGGATTTGCTCAACCTGAGTAATCTTGTAGTCTGTGACCATGACAAGAGGCTCTTCATACTGCATCACGTTGCGTCGCTCATCGTTGACAAATGCAGATGCACAATAGCCAGCAGGAAAGCGGAAGCCCTCTGTAACATCAATAGAGGTTTCCATAGAGCGAGATTCTTCGATTGTGATTGAGCCGTCCTGTCCTACCTTGTCCACAGCCAAAGCAATGAGGTCCCCAATAGTAGAATCATTGTTGGCAGAAATAGTGGCAATGTGCTTGATGTCATCAATACTAGTGACTGGTCGCGCCATTTCTGTAAGGTTGTTACAAATTTCTGATACTGTAGCATCGATACCTCTCTGTATTTCGATTGGAGAAACACCCGCAACGATGTGTCGCTGTGCTTCATTCAGAATTGCTCTTGCAAGGACGGTGGCAGTCGTCGTTCCATCACCTGCGCTTGTGTTGGTTTCGTTTGCAGCTTGGCGAATAACTTGTGCGCCAGCGTTCTCAAATTCATCATCTAGCTGAACGAAAGTCGCGACTGTAACGCCGTCCTTGGTTGCAAAGGCTGGCTTGTCCTTCTCTTGCAACAAGACCGTTCTACCCTTGGGTCCGAGAGTAGAAGATACATAGTCAGCCAATGTGTTGGCTCCGTTTAATATCTTTTGTCGTAGTTCTTCGTTGTTAGCGAAGACCATTTTGTTGGTCATAAGTCCTCCGTGTGTTGTTTTATTATAACCAGTTATGAAAGTTTGTCAAGATTTTTACATAATCTCATCGGCAAGACCATACCTAACTGCTTCTTCAGCAGAAAGGTAGATGTTTACCTTTTCATTAAGTAGTTTCTCCAACTTCTTGCGAGTAAACTTTGTGTTCTCAACCATAGCGGTTATATAATCCTCTTGTAGTTGCTGGATTGCCTCAAGTTCGTTTGCAAGGTTCGGTAGTGTGCCAAAGTTTCCTGCTGCGACATTGTGAATCATCACGCGGCAGTTGCGACCAATCTTACGCTTACCCTTGGTTCCTGCCGCGAGGAGCAGAGTACCTGCGGACATAACCTTACCAACACCGATGGTGTGGATTTCGGTTTCTTCTTTAACCTGTTGCATAACATCATACATTGCAAACATATCGTCAGCAGAGCCGCCATATGTGTTGATATAAAACTCAACTGGCTTCTTTTCTTGGCCCTCTGGGAGAAGACGATTCATTTCGTTGAGATAGAGTAGCGCTTGGGTAAGCTCAGCGATCTTTTCATCCTCAACAGAGGAATAAAGACCAATAACTCTAAGGTCAGGCTCCTTGGGTGGTGGCTCGCCACCGCCAAGCAACTGCTCAAGGCTGATTGTCTTTACTGTTTTTGTTGGCTGCTCAGAAGAAGACTCTGAGGGGTCTGCTTCTTTTGATACTGCACCGTTGGGTGGAAGAACAATATCGAGGATCTTACCGATTATCTTTCGCATCATTTGTTTCTCTCCTTTGAAAACATAATGGCTGGGTACTTGTGATTGTTTAGGAATCTTTGCGAGCCTCTCCAATCGTCAAATTCAATAAACTGCCTGAACATTTCAGGGTGTGCCTCAAGTAAATAGGTGATTGCATTGTCTTTGAAAGTTTCGATTAACTTATCGTTGTCTTTCTTTAATTTTTCATATTCCTTGTGTCCATAAGACTTGTCATTCTTGCGAAGTGCCTCAAGTCTATTTATGTGTGCGTAGTGTAAGTATTCTAACCCTTTGTTTATTATTGTCAAATAGAAAACATAAGATGACTTCATAACAACGGCTGTGATGCGTGTTGATCTTAGAAAGTAAACGCCCGAGCACGTCATCCAGCCAAGCAAAAAAGAACATCCCGCTATCACTATGCCTAAAATTAAATTCATTGTTTCTCCATAATGAAATAACCACCTAGGGCGTACCCCAGATGGTTATTATAGCGGCTTAGGAGATTTTTGTCAAGCTATTATTTTGAGGCAAGCTTGTGAAAAATACGTTCAGCTAGCTTGTTCGCTATGTTTTCCTTCTTCTTCTCGCGAAGTAGACGCATGGAAACGCGACGGGCGACTTCTGCAACTATATCTTCTTCGCCCATTACCTCTTCGTCATCTTCCATCTCGGCGTCCATTTCTTCTTCGCCACCGGCCTCGGGAGCGGAATCGGCCATATCTAGTTCATCACCACCTTCTTCGGCCTCAACTTCACCCCCCATTTCTTCATCGCCACCAACCTCTACATCGGCGTCTAGACCAAGAAGATCAGCTAGCTTGTCAACTATATCAGCAAACTGCTCTTCCTTGCCGCCGTCGGGGCCTGCGCCCATATCCATGTCCATATCCATGTCCATGTCTGCGGCTGGCTCTTCGCCCATATCCATATCCATTTCAATATCACCACCGGGTTCGGCGTCCATTTCCATGTCCATTTCCTCACCATCTGGGGGCATGGGGGCTTCATCGCCCTCTTCCTCTTCCATCATATCATCGCGCATTCCGGGGACATCTTCCTCTTCGTCGCGCATTCCGGGGACATCATAGCCGCCCATTTCCTGTAGAGGCTTGATGTTGGCCAACTTCATGAATTGGCGAATTTCTGATTCTGATAGTAGTGTCTTACGAGCCATGGTTTTATATCTCCTTAAAAACTCAAAGTTAAATAGTCTACATCACCAGAAGAAGCCAACATTTCTTCTCCATCTGGCAAACGTTTCTTTAGTTTAAATAGTGCGCTATCTTGTAACTGCTTGATTCTTGCGAAAGAAAGTCCTTCGCGCTTAGCTACCTCTCTTAAAGAAAGGGGCCCATTAACATGGACTGTAATAAGGCAGCAGTTGTATTCTTCTTCGTAGTCTATATGATAACGGCATTGTGTAGCATCACAACATTCCTTATCTTTTAAGCACTGTTGAGCGCATATTAAAAGTTCGTCTTTGTTCATAGGTCTGGAAACTCCTGTGCGATTAGGTCAAAAATATTTTCTTTTTCAGCATCATCAAGTAGACCCCAATCTTCTAGTGCGTCTGTTCCCTTTTTTCTCAGTTTATGAGACTTGGAAAAGCGTTTACGACTTAGGAGTTTATGCTCTAAGACATAAGAGTCCAAAAAAGCCATCAAGTTTGGTTCCTCTACCAAGATGCCATCAATAACAGCACGAAAAAACTGGGAAGCTGCGAGTTTGTTATGTCGCAACCTCACCAGCAATCTCGCATGATCATCATCCGAAACCCAAAAGCGGATAGATTTTACGTCTTGTCCGTATTTTGGATCATCTGGCATTACCACTTCCTCGTTTGGATATGGGTCCTACTCTCTCCAAGTCCAGCAGAAGTTTGCTGAACAAACTGGACCTTGGCTTGTAGTTCCGAGATCGAACGAACACCAGAATAGGACAGTCCAGAGCGGATACCACGCTCCAAATCTCTGAGAACATTACAAACCTTACCACGATAAGGTACAGTAGAGGAGATTCCTTCAAGCGAAGAATACTTACCTCTCCAATCGTGTTGTGCTTCCTTGGAAGCCATCCCTCGATAAGTCTTGTACTTTGTTCCATCTGCTCTGGTATGTACCGGCCCCGGCGTCTCCTTGGTGCCCGCCAATAGAGAACCCAACATAACAGCGTCCGCTCCTGCGGCAAGAGCCTTTACAATGTCGCCAGAGTTGCGTATACCGCCGTCTGCAATGATCGTTACGTTGCGGTCAGTTCTGGCACAATCAAAGATTGTTTGCAAGCCGGGATGACCATGCCCTGTCTGCACCCTCGTAGAACAGATAGAGCCACCCCCAATGTTGCAGCGAACAGAGTTTGCTCCCCAATCTGAAAGGTCATTGATACCCTGTAGGGTAGCTACATTGCCTGCCATAATATGCAGGTCGTCGCCAAAAGCATCACGCAGCCCGCGCAGGGCTTCTCTCATCATGATGTGGTG